ATGTGTTCAACCGTGCAGATTATGCAGGAGGATCAAAACCGATTCTTGATTTTACGGTACAATGTCGCGAACCTAGGAGACTTGAAATTCTATCTCGCCACTAAGGTAAACGAAGATCAGACATGAATCCGGTCATCGTATCAACCGTTTTCATCATACCTAGACAGTTTTTCAATTTAATGCGAGGAAGATTGTTTTTTAGCGCGAATTCATCATAAAATAACATATCTTTTACGAAGATCTTCTCACCATAAAAATCCGAGTGTGGACCCGCGTAGCGTCTAATTTTTTCGAGAATGTCTTTTACTGGCTTGTCATCCGAACTCAGTAATTGTGCACCGACTAACGGAATGTGGAACGACATGGTATTAACCTTTTTAGGTGGCCATGTATAGTCGTGATTATACGTTATGTATTTGTATATACGATTGTTACACCAGTATTTAATTCGAATAATCATTTTTGTCACGGCTTCAGGAGGTTTGGGAATAGGGTCACCGGGGAGAATACCAGCGCGCCCTAGATCTAGTGAACATATACCGTACGATTTTACGATAGGATAAATTCCATAACTTTCTTGTATCCAAAGGGGGTGGTGGTCGGAAGCTTCCATTGTCTCGATCGAAAAATCTTTGGAGTGATCGACAAAATATTCAATATACGTTTCAACGATGGAATAATCACGTTTAGAGAAAAATAAATGCATCACCCTTTTAAAACTATAGATTACGTTAATTAAAAACTTGTGCAGTACTTTCATTAACGTAAATGGAAGGTAACTTTTTAAGTAGGTATAATAATCGTGTAGACGAATTAACCGATAAAATAGAAAGTGATCCATCGAACAGGTGGGAATACGAACGGGAATTATCGGATTATATTGCCCGATGCATACCATACGTACGACAGTACGTCGACGAGAAGGAAGGAGAAGTTACCACCGATAATATTTTTAATTGTAAAGAAACGGCCGGTAAACAAAAAAAAGATATTTACGTCGAATATTTAGTGAACGTCGAAAAAAGGAATATAGATCGCCCCATAGAACGCAAAGTCATCGACCGATGCCCACGGTGCCCAGATAGTAACGTGTACAAAACAAATGAGAGTGAAATGGTATGTGATTCGTGTGGTGTAGTGTTAGATATATTGATAAGTGAAGAACTTACATATAAAGAGGAACAGGAAACGTCTGCAAAAGTTATCAATTATTCGTATAAGCGCGATAATCACTTTAACGAGTGGCTTTCACAATTTCAGGCACAAGAGATGACTACAATTCCACCAGAGGTTATTAATCAGTTAAGGAATGAATTTAAGAAGATCAAGATTAAATCCGTAACTGAGATCACACATGCAAAAGTTCGATCACTGCTCAAAAAACTCAAACTGAACAAGTTTTACGAACACGTACCGTTTATCACTAATATTTTGAGTGGTATTTCACCACCGAAGATGCCCCAACAGCTTGAGGAACAGTTACGAATGATGTTTCGAGATATCCAGAAACCATTCGACGATAATTGTCCGACTGAACGAAAAAACTTTTTAAGTTATTCATACGTACTTTTTAAATTCTGTGAATTGTTATCCGAAGACGAGTACCTGCAATACTTTCCTCTCCTCAAATCCAAAGAGAAACTTCATCAACAGGATGTTATCTGGAAAGCGATTTGTAGAGATCTCCAATGGGAATTTATTCCGACAGTGTAACTTCCGCAATCTGGGGCGCAGACCCTTCACCCGGTGGAAAGTTAATCAGGTAGGCGGACGTCAGGTTAAGTTGTGTTAAATACTTTTTAGCTTGTGCGATCATGATATCATTAAGACTTTTAACCGTTTTAAGTTCGAGAACCGTACTTCTGCGCACGATAATATCAGCACGCGCCGTACCCACGACATGATGCTTATAATAAATAGGAACATGTCGTTCCGATTCGTAAGGAATGTTTAGTTCGCGAAGACTTACCTCAAAGGCGTTATGATACACGCGTTCACTATGCCCAGAGCCTAAAGCCGTGTGAATCTCGGTAACCATTTTATTTATATCCTCACGGAACGTGTCTGGATTATGTTGCCTTTGCAGTTGCGATTCCATGGTTCTAAGATGTTGATCGAGAAAGTCCTCATAATACTCTTCTGGTCGTGTATCAACGTTCGTCATTTAATACATCGCTCGTCATATCTTTATACACTTAAAGATACGATACTAAATTATTATAGAATCCAGTTAGCTCAGTTGGTTAGAGCGCGGTGCTTATACAACAATGTATATAAAATGACTTCATCGTCATGAAAGCAACGCCGAAGTCACGGGTTCGAGCCCCGTACTGGATATCCTTTTTTTATGCACCAGTACGTGCATAAAAAAAGCGATTCTTAAAAAGTCGAATATACATATACATGTCGACTGATATTTATACGATGAATTTGTCCGAAAGTTCCGATGGTATGGTTCCTATAGACATGGAAAATAGGTCTAACGCGTTTGTACCAGAAAATAGGTCTAGTGCATACGCGCCCGAAATCAATGAAGAAAAAAATATACATGATTATAAAGACAACATGGACTCTACTCCCATCACAGATGTTTTAGGTGGTCCCCAAGACGGCGCTTATCTCGAACCCCCTCTTATGGCGGTCGACCCCCGTGCAGTTCAGGTGGCGCAGGCTAACGCTATGATGCCCCAGGTTCAGGCTGCCGCCCAAAAGACCGAGAATCCCGCAAAGAAGAACCCCTTCGATCTCACCGATGAACAGTTACATACACTTATTGTTGTTTTCGCCACGGGTGTCGCCGTGAGTAAACCAATTCAAGAAAAGCTCGCGAATACGGTTCCCAGGTTTTTAAATGTTCAGGGTAATCGTAGTCTCGTAGGCTTAGCCTCTACCGGCGCAGTTGCCGGTGTCGTGTTCTACATCGCTCGCAAATACTTTTAAATTGTCTCGTATGGAAGACTAAAATCAATTAATCCTAATCGCGAGATAATTCCGATCATAAGAATCCATGATAAGCATATCGTTAGAAGTGCAGGCCATGCTTTCTTAGCGTCCTTTTTCCCGTAATTCTCGAATATATCCTTGAGATCACCTATCACCTGAGACAGTCCGTATACGATTCCACCTGCAAGGAGAAGGGCTAGAAACACATAACCAGTTTTTCCACTAACGATGATAGTTTTATTAGCTAACACGTATACTAAAAAGGGGAGAATCGTGGTGACGAGAGCGATATTAGCTTCGTACGGCACCCATTCTGCACGGGTAAGAAACATACCAACCATAACTAACATCCACAGAAGCAGCGATCCACCTATCGTTTGACTCCACCTGGTAGGATCTAGACCTGGAAAGAAATCGGGTTGTCGTAAGCCTGTGTTAGACATTTATATTAACCTAGATTATTTATCAACAATCTGTTTACCACAAAATGGGGTCAAAGTTCCTATATTGTCGTACACCCCTATAGCTATAGCTTCATTCCGAAGTTCTTCGTAGTTACTCCAAAAATCGTCACTATGAGAATACTCATCCACCGTACAATGCGCGAGTTCGTGTAATAATACATGGAACACGTGATTTACTTTACCGTCGATACATAAACCTATCTCCTGACCTTTGTTCGTGTTATATCCTACACCTCTCACGAAAGACCCTTTATAGGCGACGATGGGAATTTCATCGTGTAACATACGAAACTTCTGGTCATCGGTTTTTTTCAGGTGTTCCCTGAGGGTGCGATATCGCTCTTTCACCTCCTCTAGTACAGGCTCTCTTCGAATCGTGTACCATAAAACTATATTAACGATGACGAGTATCGGTAGTATCATCTCTACTATACGTAAATATAAATTTACTGTATAATTCGGAGATAGGGTTTCCCTTTAACCCTTCCCAACGTGTCATCATTAGACCCATATTTTCAAGGTGTGTTATGAGCATATCTTTATGCGCCACTGGTTCGGATTTAGGTCCATCCGCGTAATAAGGTGTATCACATAAATGTACAAACAGTTTCTCACCAAAATCACCGTTACTCGTCCCTTTCATACGAAAAAAATTACCCATCTCATCTTTGAACGGCGTTTTAAAAATAATTTTTTCCGAATCCGGGATGATTCCGATCAATCGACCCCCGGGTTTCACCCGTCTTTTGACTTCTCGAAGAGTTGACATGAATAAATCGCGGCTTTCAAATATGTAGTGTAAAGCAAAATTATAACACACTACATCGTATTTGCGATTTGGACACGCTCGAATGTCTCCATGGTAAAAATTAACTCTCATCTTCATATTCTTAGCCCGTCTTTTAGCTTCTTCCAAAGCCTCAGCACTTGGTTCACACATGTTGATATTGACTTTCATCTTAAACCATTTTTGAAGATCCCCACCGAATCCACATCCGACATCGAGTACACTTATTCCGGGTTCACAGACACTCTCAATGAGCATCCGTTTTTCGTTATTATGTAATCGACGCAACTCCTCCATACTTTATAAACTGATAAAAACTTTAATTGACTATCCGACTTAAGTTTACTGGCTTAAAGTTTTCATGCATTAAATATTCATAATGTCTCTTGAACAGGATTATACGACCGTCCCGGGTCAGCTTTTTGCGTGCCTCAGTATTGTTGGACCCGAGTGTCCCCAGAAGAATGATAAGTTTGGAATCAAGATTCGAGGCGCTTTCAGTACTCGTGACGAGGCAGCCTCGCACGCGAAGCGTCTTCAAAGGGAGGATTCAACCTTTGATATTTATGTAGTTGACATGTATAAGTGGCTCTTAATTCCACCCGACCCTGCGGCGATTGAAGATTCACATTATACCAATGAAAAGCTCGAAGAACTTATGACTGGCTACAAGGAGAACCAGGCTTTGGCTGCTCAGATGTTCAACGAGCGTAAGCGTGATATGGTCGAGTCAGCCGTGTACGATAAGCCCGGTGATGAGAATTCTAGGTTTTACACCAAGCCAGATGAACCCCCTATCAGCCACCCCGCAGATATTATCGAACGTCTCAAGAGTGAGACACCGGATGCTCCGATGGAAGAGCTCGTGAAGAAAGCCGACGAGATTGTAAAGGTCGAGATCGAGGAGCGTAAGAAGAAGCGCGAGGCTGAACTTTCTATTCCCGAAGAGCCCCAACTCGGTGAGATTACTGAGGCGAAGGATGATGGCGAAGAGGTTACATCTAAGGCGTAAAAAAATTAAAAATCAAAAACATAATGTGATCATATTATTAAAAAAAATATACCTTCTTAATAATACGATGGCAACAGACTATAAACAACGCGTCGAAAAAGCTCTCGCAGATCAGGCTGAAAATGATAAGAATACAGGACCACGTGAGGTCGGATACGTTAGTTTTGGCCACCCCAAAAATTTTAGGATAACACGTATAAGTGCGTTGGAGGATGAAATGTCGTTGGCTTCTGAAGTAGTTACTGACGGTGTAATTAGACCAGCAATTACTAGAAGATCGGAAAAACTTTTAAAGGACGAAAGCACATCGGTAAAGGACTTCTTACCAGCCTCACCCGGGGCGAAGGATAACTGGTTGCATAGTCTTACCCATGAAGAAGCCTAAAATAAAGGCCACAAATATAACTATGTATGCAACCTTATCCAGTGAATTTAGAAAATCTGGAACTCTCGGTGCGTCTGTCATGTGTTGGGGTGGATACATAAAAGATGGTGGAGGGGGTTGCATATAGAACTGTTGTTCAGTTTGCTCTTGGATGGGTTCATCCACCTGTTTATCGTCGATAAGCTGCGGGCTGTACTCTATGGGATTTCCTAATTCCGTTTCCATATGATAATTAATATGTCTATTTTTTTAAGCCTGATATTCCTCAACAGATTCCTCATCATCATCGATGAATCCTTTTAGATTACCATTCTCATCGGCTTCACTGTCTGAACCGTCATCCTCGGTATCAGACTCCGTTTCACAAAGATCTTCGTCATCGTCTGAATTATAATCTGTATCGTATTCATCGTCGGAATAATCATCGTCGCATACATTTTCTGTTGGCTCCAACCGTTTAGGCTGCTTTGAAATCCTTCCAGATCGCGTTGCAACAGGTTTAGCTGGCGTCATGTATAATTAACGTGCAAGTTTCTTTTAAATGACTTTATTACGCTAATGCGGATAATATATTATCCGTTACGATATATTCTCTATTCTTACACGAACAGGTCTGTACGATCCTATTCTTTATGATTTTGAACTGCGTGGCCGTAGAATTGCATTTCGTACACTTAAAATCCGTGTATACTATGCGCTGAAATTTTGATTTTTTCGTCACACTCTTTACAGTCAAGGGTGTACTTGTCATATTTTTGTTGATGAAGGTTTGTAACATATTGACACCTTTTACTGTATCCTCTTTCTTTACTTCGGGACAAATCTGACACATTAACTGCGGTGTATCGTATAAT